TGCATATAATTGACCATCTGTAAGTGAATAATCTTTTAAACCATACGGAGTAGTACTCAAATTAATGTAATCATCTAATGAAAGTCTATATGACATATCATAATACGATGAACTAATATGATTTCCGTTTACTGCTTTTGGAGCCGCTACATGGTTATAAAATGCAGATGATGTTAACGGTGTTCCCCAATATCTTATTTCCATCATCGAACCAGAAAATCTAGACCCTCTTCTAGCATCGTTTCGCTTACCACCAAAATACCAATTATCATCTCCGGCAACACTACTTGTTCTATAATAATTTGCTAATAAACTTCCTGATATATCCATGCTAGCAGATTTTGCAACTACAACTTCATCTATTCCTGAATCATAATAACCCAAGAATAAATCAAAACTTTGAGTTAACGGATCAGCATCAGTTAGAACATGCATACTATCATAAGAACTTGATATTGACGATGATATTGTACTTCTACGTCTTAACATTAATGACCAATATTCATCGTTATATACAGAGTATTCCCCTAAACTCATACTGTATTCACCATGACCACTACTACTCATTACAAATTCAACTCTACCTTTAGCATCCGATGCTGTTACGTTTGTAATATAAATCGAAGCATCTATTCCATCCGTAGAATTAACCTTTTGCGCTAGCACAGTATCAACTTCATACGGTGTTTTAAATCTCATTTCAATTGTATCTGGTGTTCGTCCAAATCCAGTATGATACCACGGTGCTTCAAGATATTGACCACCCTGAAAGTCTAATGCTTTTGTAAATCTTTGTTTTATTTCGTAATCTTTTTCTCCAGCGATCTTAGGTCCACCGTATTCTTGCGTTCTCAATATTGATGTTGGTATACCATACGCTGCAATTATTGCTTTTAATCCCTGTTTGGTACCTTTAGATTTTAATATGTAAGGCATCGATGCAAGAATTCTATTCCATATTTCTCTTGTTACATCTTTTTGAGATTTCTTACTCCATCTAACATTGAATACTCCAGTTTGAGAACCGGACTCTTGTAATCCTAAATAATATTGAGGTAATCTAACAAGATCTCTTCCTTCTTGCATTTCAAAACCAAATCCCTTTGCAACCGGTTCTACTAGAGCTTGAGAAATTCCTTTAGTTACATCTTCTGTTCTATCATGTACATCAGTTAATGCAACAACATGGGACCAAATATTATCGTAATGATGACCAATCATATCCATAAATGTTAAGAATTGATTATTTGTTTGATCATAAGAAATATGCTCTGGTAATAAGTTAACCAATCTATTTGCATTATTTCTATCATAAACTTTAGCAGTTACTTGAGAAGCACTGTACCACGTAGTAAATACAGAACTAGAAACTGAATACAGCTGATACGGATTGGTTAGTGTACCATCACCGGATAATTTAGGAGCAGCGTTATCATAAAATTCTCCTATTGAACTGGTAATATATGAAGAACTTTGAACGTACATGTATTCTTCAAAATCATCAAAAGCATTAATAACCTCTCTAGCTGAATCCTCCCATTTTTGAATATCAACTGCAGATCCACTAACTGAAGTCCCTTGTGAACTTCCTAAATATCCTGATCCACTTAAATCTCCAGTTAATGATGAACTATAATTTTGATACAATTCTAAATTAGTAAGCTTTGTTTTCATATTGTACAATCGTTTTTCGGCTGAACCAAAATGTACAAAGTTTTTATATTGCCTGTAATCTACATTAATTTTTGCTGTTTCAAGACTTCCACTTAATAATTTATTTTCTAATTGTTCTCTAACCCATTTACCGTTTCCAACAATATCAGTATGAGATAAATATTCTGTTTGTCGTTCTCTAATTGGAGACTCTAAATCTTGAAATCTAGGTAACCTTAATACTGTATCTGATATTTTTTCATCTAAAAACGGTATTAAATCTACAGTTTCTGTTAACGACGGTGTAACTTCTTTTGCAATATAAACCATGTCTAGTGGTTCAAAATCATCAGAAAGTGGTTCTAATAATTTATATGCTATTGATCCCGGATAATTTTCAGAATTTACCGGTTTAAAATTTGTAATCAGCGTTTTAGAATCAGGACCAGTAATCATATATGTGTATAAATTATCTGGATCATTTATTCGATATCTAACAAAATAATCTTCAAATGCAGTAGTTGCGTTAACTGCTTCCGATCCTGACATTATTGCATTTATTTCTTGTCCAAATTCTTGATATGTTTTATCAACTACAATCTTTTTTGGTGCATCATCGTTAACAACATCTAAAACTTTTCCCTCGTATCTTGCGTAGACATTATCTTCACTAGCTGGAACACTAACATAATCGACTTCAAATCCTCTATCAAATGTAGAATATTTATTAACTCTAAAATTAGAAAGAACAGATCCTTGTTGTTCCGCTGCTTCCTCGTAAGTGTTCTGTACTCTAATAGTATTAGAATCAACAACTTCATCAATTACTAGTTCTAATGGTGCCAATAATGCTGTATCATCAACTGATGCTCTCATTTCTGAAGTCATAAGTAAATCTATTCGTATACTATCAACATAAAGTGTTCCGTAATCACCTTTATGTCCGTATACTCGTAAACACGTGTTATCTTCTAAACTAAACTCTTCACTTACTACAAAATCAAACGATACTTCTTCCCATTCATTGTATAGACTACATGGAAGATAGTGCATAGTGGTTCCATCTCCCTCATTATCACCACCACTAATGTGCGCTCTATCCAATCTCATCGTTTTAACTCTTACAATATGTCTTCCATCAGCCGTTTCTTCTGTTTCAACACTATCATCTAAAACCCATCCATCAATTCCTTTCCAAGTCCAATTTTCATCTGCTGAAATATTTTTTGTTGAAACCCAATCATCCCTACTTGGATAAAAACTTACATTAGAAGCTTCAAATAAAAATCCATCGTGTGAAACTATTCTAAAAAGACCCGTTGTAGTGGAACCCAAATTTCCTAAGTAAACATAGTTTGATTCCCATGAACTACCATTCCATCTCCAACCAAACGCCTCACTTTCAACCAATGCACCATTTATATTAACAAAACCTGGTCTAACCTCACCCACCATTCGATTCTCTACACCTACTCTTAAAATCCACTGATTCTGACTCTGATTCCACTCAAAATCACTTGATACTTCGCCATCTAATGTCCAAGATTTTCTGGCACTTCCACCCTGATTCATGCTATTTAATCTTTGTTGTAATTTTGCTCTTTGAGCTATGTACGCACCTTCTTTAAAATGTCCGGATTCATAATCTTCCCGTTCTAGTTCTTCTATTTCATCTAATATTCCCCTACGTTCTTGCTCATCTAAATCCGTTACTAGCCATATTCCGCTTGGACTTCTTGCTCCTGGAGAGTTATGAGCGGGTGGTGGAGGTTTTGCTTCTGGATAATCTGAAGGTGATACTACATAGAAACCCTCTGGTGTATCACCCGAATCTGGTCTTATATTAACGTATTCACCCTCTACAATTTCTTCCGGATCGAACCAATCAGTAGCTATATCAAACACATTTACTTCACTCATCGCTTCGTAAATTGCTTTATCCATTTCGTACACTTCACTTGCTTCAACTACTGGAGGCTCTGGAGGTGTTAATTCATCAAGTAAAAAGTGATCTAGTCCAATCATTGCACCTTTTCTACCACCCTGATCAAAATTTACCGGAGCCGATTTTTGCATCCAACTTACTTTAATAGTATCTCCTGGTTTTACACCATACGCAGCCAATGCTCCAATAGTATTCCATCCACATGCAATTCCCATCCATCTATGTGGCCACCAACTAGCCAACTGTGTATTGTTATCAAAACGAGGATCAGCCAATCCCCGAGTAAGATACCAACTCTTAGCTGGATTTGACCACTCCTCTAAAGCAGCCGCTCTCATAGCTTCTAAAATATAACTTTGATAATTTAAATCTGGGAAAAACATAGCTGGACCACCATCGACTCCCTTACCCTTTCTCCATTGGGCTTGGTATCCATGTTTTGCGGTACCAGCATTAGACCATTTGTTTCCAGATCCAAATGCGTTATATCCACTACTCCATATAAAATCACCATTTTCATCTCTTACAGCTATAGCTTGTCCATTTAATTCTTGATCCCATCCTTCTGGTGAGAAACCACCTGGTTTTCCTTCGTCACCATCTTTCGGAATAACTGTTGGTTCGAATATTGTTTCTATGTCTGCATCGCTAAACATTGTAACTTCAGATAAATCATCAATCGCAATTGCATCATGAATTTTTAAAGTTCCTCCAGTCATAATTGGAGTAAACGTATCATCACCGTCTGCAAAAACTGCATTCATTAAAACCCCATCCGGATCTTGAAATTTAATAGTACCGTTTATTGCAACTTCTACTGTTCCATCTTCAAAACCTTGTGATCGAGTAAACGGTGTCATAGAAGAACCCTGTTCTAACTGAGCTCCAGCCCACGTAGCATATTGACCCAAACTTGATTCTTGAGAGGGATCTATTCCTGCATTTCTTGGATCCCATTGACATCTTATTTGTAAAGCCCTAGTTGATGTATTTGTTAGAGTAAAAGTATGAGAAATTCTTTGCCATTCACCAGTAGCAGTATATGGTCCGGACACTGCATCATTTCCACTTATTCCCCATGGACCAGAGTGAGCTCTTAATCGTACAATACTTCCAGACGGTGCATTTACATACGCGCTAGTTGTAAAGGTTACTCCTTCTAGATCAACTGGACAATCGAATGATTTTAAATTAAAAGATAAGTTAGTTCCAACAAGAGAACTTGGATGGCGACTCTCATAATCTAAGTGGATAGTATTCTGTATAATTGCTCTGATTGCCAATTGACCTGCTGGATTTGGTTCGGCTACGGCATCTAAAAACAATGCTCTGTGTCCGAAACCGTTATCGCTTAGCAGTACTCCAGCATTTGGCCATGATCCATGAGCTGCCCATCCAAATAAACTATCCATATTCATATCGCCAAGCAAATTTGGTCTTCTGCTTTCTATATCAATTTCTGGTTCTACTACTAAAACATCAGTTTCTTCAGGGGTTATTCTTTTTCCCATAAAATAAGCATCATTAATTCTTATTGTTCCATTGACCCAATTTCTTGGTAAATTTGTTCCAGTATTGAATGTTATAAAATTTGATGTTATTCCAGGAAACCCAGCCGTCATTCCTTCTTCTGGAAACCAATTAAGACAGTTATATGCTGCCATTCTAAATCGTTCCCTATAACTCTCATCGTTAATAAACGCCGGAGATACTATAACTTCATCCTTACCAGATGATATTTCTTGAAGAATAAATTTATTTTCTTTTACATATAGTGGATCGCCTTCATTTGTTTCAGAATCAATATGCGGTTCCGCTGCAAAAATACTGCCTTCAGTTTCTTCAAAAGAACCTTTAAATATCCTTTCTGCTCCATTAACCAATAACGGAAATGGTCCTCCAGCTTCTATCCTCATAAAATCAAAAGTCAAATGAAATCTTCCTCTACGATAGCCGAGATCTCTTAAAATTTTACCAGCATCCAAACTAACAATAGCTGGATGACTCGGAATACTTGAATTTATAAACGATTCGAATTTATCATGGGTAACATATTCTGTAGCAATTAATTCGTTATTGTTTCCATAAATGTTTATTCTAATAATATCATTAGGATCTAAACCGAATAGAGCATCAGGCCACTTTACGGACGTATAACCTTCTCCTGAAAATTGAGGATATTGTACACCATCCCTATATGTTGTATAATCATTTGCATCTGGTAATGCTATTAGATCATATAACTTTTTAGGAATATCTGTTGACCTGCGTGTTTTTGAGCTAGGCATTAGAACTCCTTAAATTCTCTATCCAGTATATCCTTAGTGGCTGCGTTGGTTCTATATCTTACTTGGTATAACCAAATCCGTAAATGTTGATTTGGTGTAGGAAATGAGTCACCCGTTTCTGGATCTTCATACAATTGAATAACGTCATCTTCATTTCTAAATGAATCATGTGCTTCACCACCTTTAGCAAGCCACTTATCTCTGGAAAATACGTATTCTTGATTATATTTTATTTCATCTCGAACTTTTAAGGAAGTATAATGTTCGTTTGCTTCTAATTCTTCTTGACTATATGGCATTATCTATTTTCCTTTAAAGTAATTGTCTATCCAACATTTTCCAAAATACATCACACCCATCCAAAAAGACATTTCTATAACTTCAAAATATCCAAGACTATTTAACCAATCGAAATCCATTATTTTACTACCAAGAATTGATGATTTCCATCAAAATATTGTACAGTTTTATTAATACCCGAACCGCTTTCTATTTTAAACTGTATTTCGTAAACTCTTTCTACTTCTAATGCTTCAGTTCTTAAATTAATATAATTCCCATTAGAATCACAACTAATAATAGATCCTGATCCGAATGGTATAATTGTAGTACTTGTTCTGTTATCAACTATAGAATAATAGCTAGATCCGCTTGGCAAATATTTTACATCCATATACGATGATGTTACAGAATGTGTTTTGGCAGGATATTTTTCTCTTCCCTTAATTCTAATTGTTGATAGTGTACCTTTCTTATATTTTGGTTTAAAATTTTCTATGTTTATAGTTAGTCTTTCTATTTGTGTAGAAGTCAATCCACTCAATGAACCAGTATCATAAACAGAATCATTCCATACTGCTTCTAATCTGGGTTGAAAAACTGTATGAGTATCAGATGAAAAGAATTTAAAATTTCCACTATGTACACTACTAGTTTCTTCACTCAACCCTCGTCGTACTAAAAAACCTTCATTGCTAATACTTCCACTAATCCAATGGTTTACAATGTTGGTAACATTCATTCTCATATCAACTGAATCATTCTTGTTAAATGTTTGAGAACCTGTGTATTCTGATCCTGAATAGTAAGTTCCGCCCCAACTACCACTATCAACGTGTCCCCATTCAGAACCAGTATCTGCAGTTCTATATCTCCAACTTACTCCATTTTCTGTTTGTGGAAGATCAGTTGCTTTTCCATCACCTTCGTCCCAACTTTGTGAAACAGCATACGTATACAGTGTGTTATCTCGATTTAATTCCGTGGCACCAGCATCATACATGTTTAAATAAAATGTAACACCTGCTCCAATAGTTCCATCAGCAACAGATTGAGACAATATAGTTGTCGAAAATTTAATGAGTGATCTATTAACTTGATTAAACGATGTAGTACCAGATGTAAAATTTTTACCAACTTCTAATATTTCATCCATTCCGGTATTTTTCCAACTACCAGTTGCAACTTCCGTTGCACCTCTCAATATAGTTGCATCTTTATCGGCATATTCAAAATAATGAGCCATTAATAATCTCCTAGAACTTTACCAACAATATCAATTGATGGGAATTTTAATTCAAATATGGCTGGATCTAAAGACGGATAAACTATTCCATTCTTAGTAGCAGATTGAATGTCATAAATATTTCCCGAATAACCTAAAGCCTGAGAAAATTTATTTTCCAAAACAATTAAATTCCCAGAAGGATTGTTGTTTATTGGAGGAACTACATTGTTAACTCCTTCAACCAAAGATATTTCGTATGCAATATCAGCTAATATTATGGGTTGATTTATTTGCCATAGATCTGGATCAAAATAGTTTCTAACATTATCAATACATTTTAATATAATTTCTTGCTTATTAAATCCTTTCTTGACATAAATCGAAAACCTAATACCGACATTAATAACGTACGCATCTTTTAAATTAACTGCATCTGTTAAAATTCTGTATGGCCCCAAATACGTTTTAATATTTTTCTTTGTAGCTTGATTAACCGTTGTTAATTGTTTATTTTGATCATATCCAAGAACATAAAAATTCAAAGCCATTGGATTAGGCATTCTTTGCTGAACCTTTGATATTGGTATTTCTCCACCAAAATCATCTAATGTTTCTTGAGTAATTGTTTGTTCTTGAATTACTCCTTCTCCAGAATTGATCTGATCATCTTGCGTTATATAAACCTTTGCAATATTACCATACTTTGGAGGTAAATTATAAACTCTTGTAATATAATCTTCTTTAGAAACTGCTCTATTTTGTGCTTGAAAATACTGTCTAGTATTCTCTTTGATTTCTGCTAAAGATTCTTCTCCTCTCCCACCGGTTGCTGGAACAGGATTATTAACAGCAATAGATCTAAAAGATTCTTGAACCAGTGCAGTGTCTAACCCAGAAGAATTAATAACAGTTATTAGGCTTCTTTTGGTTGTTATACTATTAGAAGGAACATTAGATTCTACACCTCCACCAACTGAATACTTAATTGTAAGAGTTGTATTAGACGGCGCTGCTCCGTATACTGCCGTAGTCAAAAAATTTGCTGGATCCAGTGCACTATTATTGTTTAGGTAATTACTATTAGTAAAAGAATTTCCTACTGTTGTTGGATTTGGTATTACTTCTTCATCTGCAGAAGTAGCTGTTCCAGATCCAAACTGTAATATAGTTTTTCCATCAACATCTAATTTAGTTTTAAATCTCTTTTGTGTTCGTATTAATTTTAAAATATATGGAACTGTTTCATTATACGCCGCTAAATTTTCATCAAACTCTGCAGTATTTTCAACATCATCGTAAATTATATCTTGTGCTAAAGATTCTACCTCGTACCAGTTATTGCCATCTGCATCTTCAACGGATAATACTTCTAATACTGGACCATTTCCCAATTTAATTTGATCATAAGCAACAGCAGTTCCAAATTCAAACGTTTCTGTTTTTTCTGTTCCGCTAACTGCTTTACACGATTTTTTTAATAAATATTTTGTTGGAGTAACACCATCGTCATCTAGCTCGTAAATAGATGTAGTAGTAAGATCCATAGAACTTGAATGTTTAAAATCAACTTCGTTTAACGTTCTAAAAGTTCTAGCATATTCTTCGCTTTCTACTACTGACCCAACTTTAATAATATGACCATAATCATAATTTGGTTTTATATTTGCACCAGTACCAGTTGTTGGAACAGTTTGAAAAAAATCTAGATTGGCTACAGACGGCGTTGACATTATTGGTTTATACCCATACGATTGAGCAATATCAAAAATAGTTTTTCTTTCTTCTGCGTATACCAGTAACGACTCTCTAAACTGTTCGTCTATATAAAATGAAAGAACATCACCAACATACGATGCCATTTCAATAAACATCATTCCAGGAGACGTCTCATTAAAATCTGCATACGAAGTTGGAAAGTAAGTTTTAGCAAACTCCATCAAATCGGATTTGAATCCTGTAAAATTTTTACTTAAATAGTTTACCTCTTTAGGCCTAGTTTTTACACTCGCCATATTAATCTCCAGCTCGTATTAAATTTAAAGACAATGATTCTAATGCTGACGCATCATTAACTAACGAATATTGTACAGATATATTCACAGTATTTGTATTATGTGAAGCATCTATAATTACTGCATTTAGAATAACATGCGGCAACCATTTTGCTACCGCTTCTCTAATAGAATCTTCTATTTTTTTAGAAAAACCTGTATCCATATTTTCAAATAAAATATTATAAATATTACTTCCAAATTCTGGTTGAGCTAATCTTTCGCCCTTAACCGTTAATAATAAATTTTTTAAATTACTTTTTGTTTGTTCTAGCAGTGTACTTGATTGTTGAAAAAACCCGTTTTGTCCCCGTTGAATAGGTAATGTTATTCCTATTTTCGAATCCGGATCTTTATCTCTTAACCTAACTGTTGTTGTTCTTGGATTTTCTAATGCCATTATTTAAGTGTTCCTTTTCCGCCACTAAGCACGTTAGCAAGGGTTGAATTCATTTCTGTAAACGAAGCTCCAAGTTCAGTTGCTCGTGCCCTTGTAGTTAAATATCGTTGACCACTATTTGTAACAGCAATACCTATATCCAACGATGATTCAAGAGAAGCAACTAACGCTATTCTTTGCGTTGAAGTCAATGATGTATTGGACACTAAAGTAGTTAATGTTTCAACAAGAGGGTTAAATGAATTTTTTTCCATTGGAGGAATAACTCCAGCAGGATCCATTCCAACTTCTGCCCTTTTAACATAATCATGAAATGCAATCGCTTCTTCATTAGCCTTTTCAACATTTTGTTTCATTTCTTGAATTTTAGGCTTAGTCTTCAAAAACTTATTTTTCAAAGTTTGTCTATGCTTTAAGTTTGCTAAATTTTTTATTAATCGTTTAAGTTCTAGTGCCATGCTTATTATCTATTGCCTTAACTACTTTTGCTGAATGTCCGCTAAAAGCTTTTTTCATAAAATCTGGCATATTAGCCGTGTCTTGTACTGGTTGCATAGAAGATTGCATTCCTGCTAATTTTTCTACACTGTCAACAGCACCACCGCCCAAAGTTGGATATTCTTCAAATCCAGCTGGAGCACCATTAGATATACCACCCTCTGTATTATTTAAAACTTCGTTTAAAATAGGATCATCAGTATATTTTTTAGTTTCAGTATACTTTGGTTGATGCTCTTCTTTACCAATTGCATCAACTGGTGTTGGATCAGTTAATTCCTTTATAACATATTTTATTTGTTTAGAAACTTCCTCTGACACCATCTTTTTTATTATGCCCCTTAATGCTTTAGTTGTATCTTTTTTCATGGTAATACCCTTCATTCTTAATAATATATATGACTAAACAAAATTGTTTGCTTTATCCATATCATCTAATTCTGTCATACAATCATTTAAATCTATTAATTGAGAATCTAACAGTGCTTCTAATTCCTCTTCTGATAATACTGCATTATCTGATAATCCAGCGGCTCCTTCATCTCCGGCACTATAATCTAATTCATCATCTGGAACTATAAATGGTGCTTGGACCGATGTTCCACTTCCATCACCACTTCCATCTCCACTTCCATCACCACTTCCATCTCCACTTCCATCACCAGCTGAACCATAAATATTGATTATTACTGGTGGATTCGAATGTCGAACAACAGATCCACTATTAACTTGATCTCCTACATTTAATCCAAGTCCTGGTCTCATGTAATCATCATCGCCATACTCATCACCAAGACCATCAGCCAATTCATCTAATGCATTCGCTAATCTTCCACCGGTGGTGGGTCCCATATCGCCTGCTCTTCTATCTACCAAAACTCCACCCAATTTTGCACATTCTTCTGCACTTAATCCTGCTTCGGCTCCTCTGTTTGTTGCACATTGTGCTAAAAGTTTTTTCAACAAAGAAATCAATTGTGGAAGTAATTTGCTTGTATCTGTTAAATTTTTGTATGCTTGATCTAACATTATTGCCATTCCTTCTATTATTTGTAAACAAAATAGGAATGCTTCTACCAATCTAATTGGAGCAAACAGCCACTTAATAAGTTTAATAGCCTTTTTCATTTTTTTAATTAATTTATTAACTGCTCTCAATATTTTTTTAATTTTGCTAATGGTTCTTTGAACTTTTTGCATGAGCTCT